GAACCGTTCATTTGCGGTGGTAGCGTTGCCATTGAGATCGGCAAGCGTTATCCCAAGATGGACATCTGGGTCAATGATTTGTACGAACCACTCTACAACTTCTGGTGTGAGTTGAGGGACAATGGTAGAGAAATGCGTGACCAATTGGTGCAGTTAAAGTATCGCTATTGCGAACCTGCTTCTGCCCGTATCTTATTCCAACAAGCAAAGGGGAAAGTAAACGATGATAAGACATCCAATTTATCTCGTGCTGTTGCTTTTTACGTTGTTAACAAGTGCTCTTTTTCTGGTCTCACTGAATCCAGTTCCTTCTCAAAGCAGGCTTCAGAGAGCAATTTCTCGATGCGAGGCATTGATAAACTCCCAGACTATTCCTTGATGATCAAGGATTGGAAAATTACTAACGTATCTTATGAAGAGCTCTTTACAGACAATCGAGACGTATTCACATACCTCGACCCCCCATATGATATTAGAGATAACCTCTATGGACGGAAAGGGTCTATGCACAAGTCCTTCGATCATGATGCCTTTGCTAGCAACTGTGATCGGTATGTTGGTCCTCAACTTATATCTTACAATTCGTCTCAACTTGTTAAAGAACGATTCCAAGGATGGACAGTAGGAGAATTTGCACACACTTACACCATGCGCTCTGTTGGGTCCTATAATACAGATCAAGCAGAACGCAAGGAACTCGTCCTAGCAAACTATGAAATGTGAAGTGACCCTATTCAAAGCAGGCACCGTCTTCAAGGAAGAGGTGATTGCTCGTGACTACCAGGATGCTAGGCAGGTTGCCCTTGCTCGTAATCCTGGCGCTACTGTTGTTGGTGTTAACGCTAAATTATGAGTTACAAGCTTACAGATTATCTGTATTCAATTAATCAGTCCAAGAAGAATATCATGGACGCTGACGAGGGTGCTGTAAAAGGTTACCCTCCTTTTATTATCAACAAGTGCATGTCGCATCATACCGATGCAGTCTTGTTCGCCAATGAAATGAATAAGCATCCTGAATTAGATAAGAAGATGCAATATGATTTCTATATAAATAGTTTGAAACCTAGGAAGCGTTACGCTCCTTGGGCAAAGAAAGAAACTCTTGAGCATCTTGAATTGGTGAAGCAATATTATGGATATAACCATAACAAAGCACTTGCCGCTCTACGGATTCTCACGAATTCTGATCTTGAAAAGATAGCAAAACTATTAGATACAGGCGGAACAAGATGAGCACTGAAATTGAAGTACAATGGCAACCTTCTGATATGGTGGAAGTGAGTCTGTCTGAACCAGACGATTTCCTGAAGGTTCGTGAGACTCTGACCCGTATCGGTGTTGCTTCTAGAAAAGAACGCAAACTATACCAGTCGTGTCATATCCTGCATAAGCAAGGTAGATACTACATTGTTCACTTCAAAGAACTGTTTGCTCTTGACGGGAAGACAACCAACTTGACGCAGAATGATGTACAGCGTCGTAATCGTATTGCTCAACTGTTATCTGACTGGGGTCTGGTCTCTATTGTAGAGGCAGAACGTATTGAAGATATTGCTCCTCTCAATCAGATTAAAGTTCTCTCGTTTAAAGATAAAGACGAGTGGATTCTTGAGTCCAAGTATAACATTGGTCGTAAAAAAACCGAGGTGTAGACAACCAATCTTAAAAAGTGTGGTAAATACTACCACACTTTTTTTATGTGCTCTTATAATTAGTAGTGTAGAAGGTGTGGGACTACGGTCCCCCTTTTACGCCAAAGGATGCCTTCGGGGTCCACACAAAAACACTCGCTAACTATAGGAGTTACTCATGAACAAGTACGCATGGGATGTATATTCCCCTCACTTTGTTGGGCTCGATGAAATCTTTCATCGCCTAGATAGTATGTCCTCCCACAATACTAACTACCCGCCCTACAATCTAATCAAGCATGACAACAGTAAGTTTACTATTGAAATTGCTCTGGCAGGATTTAAACCAGAGGAGATTGAAGTCTCTACAGAATCAAACATTCTCAAAGTTGCCACAAAAGATGCAAAGAGAGATCCTGATGTCCAGTATCTCCACCGTGGAGTATCGAAACGATCCTTTAGTAATACGTGGCAGCTCTCGGACGATCTTGAGGTCAAAAGTGTTTCGTTCGTAGATGGGTTGTTGGTAGTTGAGTTAAACAAATATATACCAGAACACCAGCGTAAGATTGTTTATGATATCTCTGGTGGAAAAGAGTTGTTACTAGAATAAACAAGACCTATGAATTTAACACCCGCTCCAGCACCACCAGCGCCGACCCCCGAGAATCCACCAAATTCTCCGCCTGAATCGCCAGGTACGCCAGGACCCCCACCTGCATAAATAATTTCATATCGTCGCCGCACGGGGGCAACTGGCAAAATCCAGTTGACGCCCCCATTTTTTTGTGGTAAAATTAAGTCGTTCAATATTTTTCTATTATGGCAAACGCTATTGTTGTATTGGCAGGCACTGGTGAGCGTGTCATCTGTGACCTTCAGGAAGTACGTGAGGGTGACAAGGAAGATGGCAAGCCCATTTGTCTCATCATGATCCGTCCCTACACCCTGCAACTCGAACCATCCGATCCTGCTAACCCAGGTGGTCAGGAAGTACAGGTTCGTTTCAATAAGTGGCTTCCATACTCTATTGACACCCAGTTCAAGATTCCTTTCTCTTCCCTGACATGTGTCGGTGCTGTTGATCCTGGTCTCGAAGAAGCATATCTGCAGACCGTTGCTCAAGCAGAAGCACTGGAGCAAGCAGCAGTAGAGGCATCTGCATCTGCAGCAGCAGAGACTGGTTTCGTTCCTTCCGAGGAGGTGCCTGATGCTGAAACTGCTTCGGTTTGATGGTCACTGGTTGATCAGTGAAGTTGAAGAGATCCCTGGCGTTGAGTTCGGGGATCCCGATTGTGTGCTAAAATACCCCTGTGAGGTGAAGGAGGACGGTCTCACGTCCTTCCCACCCTTTTCCGATGACCGTGAGTTGGCGGTCAGGTCTTCAGACATCACTCTGATTGCTGAACCTGATGGCAAAACCGCATCGCTTTACTACGAAATGAAATCTGAATGAAGTTCTACACCAGTGTTGAACAAACGGGCAACACTATCCTAGTCCGTGGTTACGATCATGGACAACGTTTTGAAGATCGAGTCAAGTTCAATCCTACACTGTTCCTCCCTTCCCAGAAGAAGGAGAGTTGGAAAACTCTAGACGGTAGGAACGTCCGCCCTGTTAAGCAGGGCACTATCAATGACGCAAAGCAGTTCATTGATACGCATAAAGAACTGCCTGACTATGAAATCTGTGGTCAGACTCGCTTTCTGAACCAGTATATCTTCGATACGTATCCAGATGAAGATATGAAGTGGGACATGAACCAGCTTCGTATCTTCACCCTTGACATTGAGACGGGTGCCGAGAATGGTTTCCCTGACATTGAGTCTGCTGACCAGGAAATCCTTCTGATCAGCATCAAAGACTCCACAACGGGCAAGATCACAGTGTATGGTTCGCGTCCCTTCATGAACACAGAGAAGGACGTACAATACCTACAGTTCCAGACCGAGGAAGGTCTGCTGAAAGCATTCATTCACGACTGGCACTCTGACTGCCCTGACGTGATCACTGGATGGAACGTACAACTGTTCGATATGCCGTATATCGTTCGCCGTATAGAGCGTATCCTTGGTGAGAAAGAAGCAAAGCTTCTCTCGCCATGGAAGAACATCTATCCGCGTAGGATCTTTATCAAGGGTCGTGAGCAACTTGCTTATGACATCACTGGTGTAGCAACACTAGACTATCTTGAGTTGTATCGTAAGTTCACTTACACCAACCAAGAGTCTTATCGTCTAGATCATATTGCATTCGTAGAACTAGGTCAGAAGAAACTAGACCACAGTGAGTACGATACCTTCCGAGAGTTCTATACAAAAGACTGGCAGAAGTTTGTAGAGTACAACATCATTGACGTTCGCCTGGTTGACAGGTTGGATGACAAGATGAAACTCCTAGAACTTGCTATCACCATGGCATATGATGCCAAAGTGAACTTTGAGGATGTGTACTCACAGGTTCGTATGTGGGATAACATTATCTACGTGTATCTTGCACGTCAGAACATTGCTATCCCACCTAAACGTCAGTCGCACAAAGATAATAAGTATGCTGGTGCATACGTGAAGGAACCAGTGCCAGGCATCTATGACTGGGTGGTCAGCTTTGACCTTAACTCACTGTATCCTCACCTGATTATGCAGTACAACCTGTCTCCAGAGACCCTCCTACCCCGTCGTCACCCCAACGCAAATGTCGAGAGACTACTTGCTCAAGAGGTCGATACAAGCGCCCTGGAGGGGGTCACACTGTGTGCTAACGGCACCATGTATGACACTAGAGAGCAGGGTTTCCTGCCCAAACTGATGGAGAAGATCTATCAAGAACGAACCATCTATAAGAAGAAGATGCTTGCTGCCAAGCAGCAGTATGAGAAGACTCCTACCGTCGCGTTGCAGAAGGAAATCTCCCGCTGTAACAACATCCAGATGGCAAGGAAGATCCAACTCAACTCCGCTTATGGTGCTATCGGTAACGAACACTTCCGATACTATCGTCTGGAGATTGCAGAAGCGATTACAACGTCAGGTCAGTTGTCTATCCGTTGGATCAGTGACAAGACCAATGCATATCTAAACAAGATTCTGAAGACAAATGACATTGATTACGTTATTGCTTGCGACACCGATTCTATGTACCTTAATCTGGGTCCTCTGGTGCAGAAGGTATTCGCAGGACGAGAGACAGATGATGAAGTCATTGTTGGGTTCCTTAACAAGGTGTGTGAGGTGGAATTTGAGAAGTTTATTGAAGGTTCTTACCAAGAGCTCGCCACTTATGTTCGGGCATACGCGCAGAAGATGAAGATGAAGCGGGAGAACATCGCTTCCAAGGGCATCTGGACTGCCAAGAAACGCTACATCCTCAATGTCTGGGACAGCGAGGGTGTGCGTTACTCTGAACCCAAGATGAAAATCTGTGGTATGGAGACGGCACGTTCATCTACTCCTGCGTTCTTCCGAGACAAACTTCTTAAGGCATACACCATCATTATCAATGGCACCAATGATGATGTTATTGACTTCATTGACCAGGTAAGAGAGGAGACAAAGAAGCAAGACTATCAAGACATTGCTTTCCCTAGAGGTGTGAACAATCTCCAGAAGTATAGTTCTCGTGCTAACATCTATGAGAAGGGTACACCTATTCACGTTCGTGGTGCTTTGTTGTATAATTGGTACTTGAAGAAGCACAAGGTAGAGCACAAACATGCTCGCATCCAAGAGGGAGAGAAGATCAAGTTCTTGTATCTCAAGGAACCTAATCCCATCATGGAAAACACTATCTCTTTCCTTGGACGATTACCTGAAGAGTTCAATCTCGAAAAGTATATCGATCACAAACTGCAGTTCGAGAAGTCTTTCTACGAACCTCTTAAGAACGTGCTAAACTGTATCGGTTGGGACTCCGAAAAAACTATTTCACTACTATCATTTCTTTAATTATGGATTTCTTATCTTCGATTCTGAAGGACACCAAGAATGAGTTTGCTTCTCGTGCATCTGACGGCATCGCTGCTGGTGATGTTGAAACTTTTGTTGATACTGGTAGTTATATATTTAATGCCCTTGTTAGTGGTTCGATTTTTGGAGGCATTCCTTCCAACAAAATCACTGCCTTGGCAGGAGAATCAGGCACGGGAAAGACTTTCTTTTGCCTCTCTGTCGTTCGCTCTTTCCTTGATAGCAACCCTGACGCTGGCGTCATTTATTTTGAAACCGAGTCTGCCATTAGTAGGCAGATGATTGAGAGTCGTGGCATCGATTCAAAGCGTCTGATCATCATGCCTGTCAATACCATTGAAGAGTTCAGGACTCAAGCAGTTCGGATCGTAGACAAATATATGGAAACGCCCAAATCCGAGCGCGTTCCCATGATGTTTGTGTTAGACTCTCTTGGTATGCTAGCCACCAACAAAGAGGTTGAGGATGCGTCGAACGACAAGAACGTTCGCGACATGACCAAGGCACAACTTATCAAGTCTTGTTTCAGAATCCTTACACTCAAGCTTGGAATGGCTAATATACCTATGTTGGTTACCAATCACACCTATGATGTCGTCGGCGCTTACGTTCCTACAAAGGAAATGGGAGGAGGAAGTGGTCTCAAATATTCCGCCTCTACAATCGTTTATCTCGGAAAGAAAAAGGAAAAAGATGGAACGGTACTCGTTGGAAACATTATCAAATGCGAGGCTAAAAAGTCTCGTCTGACCCGAGAGGGTTCCAAGATTGAAACAAGACTGTTCTTTGATGAACGTGGTCTGGAACAACACTATGGATTGCTTGAGCTCGGTGAGGCAGCAGGTCTGTGGAAGAATGTTGCTGGTCGATATGAGATCGACGGCAAGAAAGTCTATGCCAAACAGATCCTGAAAGACCCCGAGCAGTATTTCACACCCGAAGTTCTTGCCGAACTAGATAAACAGGCACAGAAGACATTCTTGTACGGAGCAGACGATGACGGAGAAGCTTGAACTCTCAATTTTGAGGAACCTGCTTTGCAATGAGGAGTATTTTCGTAAGGTAGTCCCCTTCATCAAAGGTGAATACTTTCAAGAACAATCAGAGCGAGTCCTCTTTGAAGAGATTCAAGATTTTTCTAACAAGTATGATAAGTATCCGACTAAAGAAGTCCTAATTATCAACCTCAATCAACGCAATGACCTTACTGAAGAGACTTTTAAGGCGAGTGTTTCGCAACTCAATTCACTTTCTCAAGAATATATTGAGACGAAGTGGTTGGTTGACGCGACGGAGAAGTGGTGTCAGGAGAGGGCAGTCTACAACGCCCTCCTTGAATCTATCAAGATCGCAGAGGGAAGCGGTGAACAGAAAGTATCAAAGGATGCGATCCCGAGTATCCTACAACAGGCTCTCGCAGTATCGTTTGATGAACACATCGGACACGACTACGTTGAGAATGTAAAAGAACGATACGACTACTATCATCTGGAAGAACATAAGATTCCATTTGACATTGAGAAGTTGAATACCATCACTAAAGGTGGTCTTCCTAACAAGACACTGAACATTGCACTCGCAGGCACAGGCGTAGGTAAGTCTTTGTTCATGTGTCACATGGCAGCATCCTGTTTATCTATTGGGTATAACGTTCTGTACATCACACTGGAGATGGCAGAAGAAAAGATCGCTGAACGTATTGACGCTAACCTGTTGAACGTTAACATCAAAGATATTGGGGAGATGCCTCAAACAATCTTTGAGAATCGAGTCAATGAGATTGGAAGAAAGTCGCAGGGTAAACTCATCATCAAAGAGTATCCCACTGCATCAGCACACTCTGGTCACTTCAAAGCACTGTTAAGTGATCTTTCTCTCAAGAAAGACTTCCGTCCTAACATCATCTTCATTGACTATCTGAATATCTGTGCCTCATCTCGCTACAAGGGTCACATCGTCAATTCATATACCTATGTCAAAGCGATTGCAGAAGAGTTACGAGGTCTTGCTGTCGAGCACGACCTTCCTATTGTATCTGCTACTCAAACCACTCGTAGTGGTTTCGGCAATAGTGATGTCGATCTCACTGATACTAGTGAGTCTTTTGGTCTACCCGCTACTGCTGACCTTATGCTTGCTCTTATTTCTACTGAAGAGCTTGAGCAGTCAGGTCGCATCATGGTTAAGCAACTTAAGAATAGATACAATGATCTCACGTATTTCCGTCGTTTCACGGTGGGGATTGACAGGGCGAAGATGAAGTTGTATAATGTTGACGACTCGGAAGGAGAACTCACCGCTTCCGATGCTCCTGAAGAGGAGACCTTCGACCGCCTGGAGGACATCTCTGACAGGCAATCTAGACTAGACAAATTTTCTCAATTCGTAATCTAACATGACTATTGAATTCTCTCGCTATGAAGAGTTTGTATCGGCAGTTACGTCCGATGCTTCTACAAATTTTGTGGACCTTGCTGACCGCCTTGTTGAACTTGATCGAAAGGGTGCCAACATTGAGCGTCTTCTTACTGCTGGCGTTGGGATCAATGCTGAAGGTGGTGAATTCTTGGAGATCGTTAAGAAAATGGTGTTCCAAGGTAAACCCTTTAACGAGGACAACCGAGAGCACATGATTATTGAGTTGGGTGATCTGATGTGGTATGTTGCACAGGCAACTCAAGCACTGGGTGTCTCTTTTGAAGAAGTGATCGAGACCAACGTCAAGAAACTGGAGAAACGGTATCCTGGCGGACAGTTTGACATCTACTATTCAGAGAATCGCGCATCGGATGATCGTTGATCCTGAAGAATTTATAAAGAGACCTAGTTTTGTGCGAGTTTCCTGATAAAATACATACAGACGCATCCACCCTATGATCAATCTGCATGAGAAGTTCAACCACTATCTGCACACTGACAAGACACCCGATTGGAATGGCATCAAAGAAGCACTGATCGGGTATGGGTGGCGTGATGATGGTAGTAATATCATTGGATACTACCTCCTCACTAAAGAGCACAAGCACAACTACACTCTTGACAATGAATATCTTGGCAAAGAAGTTGCCTGACTTTTATACCTCCTCTAAATACTAGGGGAGGTTTTTTGTATGGCAGAAAATATTAGTGCTGACGTTAACGAACTGCACTGTGCCTGGTATCTTAACGGTAAGTCGTGGACTGGTGGTCTGGATGCTACAGACAAGGCAGTTTATGATGATCGCTACGCAAAGCTTGCTAAAAAACCTGATGAACTGAACGCTCGTGTTGCCCAGGCAGAAGTCATGGCAGAGAAGTTTCTAGAGTGGGCAGGAA